GAAACGTAGATACGCTTATTCGCACCATCTTTAGAAATCAGGGACTAGGTCACCTTGCTTCCAGCGCACCCCGTCTTTCTGAAGAATACGCTGACAGTTAGCACAAATAGTTTTTAAATTATTAGGCCGACAATTATTTAAATCGCCGTCAATATGAAATACGTTGAACTGTTCTGTGTGTTTACTTTTGAACCCACATTTTTCACAAGTATCCTTTTTTTCATATCCTCTTTGTTTCCATTTAGGAATACCGTGACCTATACCGTTACGCAAACATCGTTCACATAAACTTCTATAATAAGTCTTGCCGTCTTTTTTATAGTTTATAGCAGCAGGACGCTGTCCGCATTGACATAAAGGTCTCATACTGTATTTACCTCACCTTTTCGGTCCCTTTTTATGGTGGTTTATTAAGGCGAATTATATCTTTTGTGCTAAATAATAGTAACAAACCCATATTACTATAGGAGATATAAAATGGCACTAACATCACCAGGAGTACAGGTATCCGTAGTAGACGAAAGTTTCTACACACCAGCGGAGCCAGGTACAGTTCCAATGATATTTGTAGCCACCGCCGAAAACAAAACTAATGGCGCTGGTACAGGTATTGCACAAGGAACATTAAAAGCAAATGCAGGTAAACCTTACTTGTTAACATCACAGCGCGATTTAACAGAAACATTTGGCGATCCTGTATTTTACACAGATAACAATAATAATCCAATTCATGCAGGTGAGCTTAACGAATATGGCTTGCAGGCTGCTTACTCACTATTAGGTGTAAGCAACAGAGCATGGGTTGTTAGAGCAGATGTAGATACTAGCGCACTACAAGCAAGCGCAGATGCACCAGCAGCTGATCCTGCAGATGGCGCATACTGGTTCGACACTGCAACTACAAACTTTGGTATTTTTGAATGGAACAATGCAGCAGCAACAGCAGGCGGACAAAGTTTTGCTAATAAAGTTCCAGTTGTAATTAGTGACTCAACAAAAGTAGTTGACTTCGATGGCGGCGACTACACTCCTAAAGGGTCAGTTGGAGCAATTGGAGACTATGCAGTTGTAGCAGTAACCACTACAAACAGATTTTGGTATAAAGACTCCGCAGGTACTTGGAGAGAAGTTGGAACTAGTGCTTGGGTTGGCAGTATTCCAACAGTAACAGGCGGAACTGTAGGTACTATTACAGCAGGTGAAAGATTCTCAATTAATACAGTTGATATTATTGCACCAGCTAATCCAAACGACACGTTAGATGGTGTTGTTGATTACATTAATAACACTGCTGCTATTCCAGGTGTTAGCGCAGCAAACATTGACGGTAGACTAGTAATTTATAATGATGGTACAACTACTTCTACTATTACTATTGCAGAAGGCGATGGACTAGCAGCAAGCGTAGGCTTTGGCTCAGGTGACGGACAAGTTGCAATTGGCAGTGCGTTCCCAGTACCAGCATTGGCTATCCAAGCACATACTTCAGTACCACAGTGGAAAGCAACTTCAGGCAACAAGCCAACTGGCAGTGTTTGGGTTAAAACTACTGAACCAAATTTAGGTGCTCGCTGGAGAGTTAAGTCTTGGAATGCAGATACAGAGTTATGGGATTTAATTCCTGCTCCAATTTATGCTAATAACCAAACAGCTATTGCAAAACTAGATAGTGCAGGCGGCGGTGCAAACTTAGCAGTGGGTGATTTATATGTTCAAAGTAATGTTAGCGAAAATGCTTCATTAACTGCTACATTTAAAATCTTCCGCAGACAAAATGCAGGTGCAACTAGCATTACAAGTAGTGCAGTAACAGCAAGCACATTTGCTAACACTACAACATATACTTTTACTATTGCAGAATCAACAGTAGGTGATGAAGCATTAGCATCAGCAGTAAATATTAGTTTCACAACTACTACAGCAGCAACGTCAGATGCAGATTTAGTTGCAGACGCAATTAACGCCGCTGGCCTAACAAACATTGTTGCTACAGTTGATTCTTTAAATAGAATTGTAATTAGTCATACTAAAGGTGGTGAATTCCGTTTAGTTAATGGCACTAATACTCCATTAACTGCATTAGGATTTAGCACAAGTACTACTAACTTATATGCTGATCCTAACGGAAACTCAACAGACTTTGTTGCAACTAACTGGAAGGTATTATCATATGAAGCATCAGATAATGCACCAACTGCACTAGCAGCAGACGGAACATTATGGTATAGTTCAGTTATCGACGAAGTTGATATCTTAGTACATGACGGAACTAAGTGGGACGGTATTCAAAACGTTTACGGTGCAAGTGCTGGCGTAACAGTTGCAGCAAGTGAGCCTAGCAGTCCAGATAACAATGATATTTGGGTTGACTCAAGTGATTTAGAAAACTTCCCAACAATTTATAGATATAACAATTCATTACAAAAGTGGGTACTAATTGACAAAGGCGATCAAACCACAGAAGACGGCATCTTATTTGCAGATGCACGTTGGAATACAGATGGCTTAACTGCTGACGAAGCAACAATTAGTGAACTAGCTGGTAGTGACTTTGTTGATCCAGACTGCCCAGATCCGGCACTATATCCACAAGGTATGTTGCTTTGGAACTTACGCAGAAGCGGATTTAACGTTAAGAAATTTGTACGTAATTACATTGACGTAACTGCTGACAATGGTCGTTACAACGACGAAGCAATGACTAACTATTATCCACACAGATGGGTAACTGAGTCAGGCAACCAAGAAGATGGTTCAGGTAGCTTTGGACGTAAAGCACAGCGTAAAGTTGTTGTACAAGGTCTACAAGCAACAGTTAACTCAAATGATGACATTAGAGATGATGAATCAAGAATCTTTAACTTAATGGCAACACCAGGTTATCCAGAACTAATTGGTGAAATGGTTAGCTTAAACTACGATAGAGGACTAAGTGCATTTATTGTTGGCGATTCACCAGCAAGACTAACTTCAGATGCTACTTCACTTAACGAGTGGGGACAAAACATTAATCTAGCAGTTGAAGATAACGACGACGGTCTAGTAAGTAGAGATGAGTACTTAGGTATATTTTACCCATGGGGCTTCACAAGTGACAATGCAGGAAACAACGTTGTTGTTCCACCAAGTCATATGATGCTACGTACTATCGCATTAAGCGATCAGGTTAGCTATCCTTGGTTTGCACCAGCAGGTACAAGAAGAGGCGGAATTACAAATGCTACAGCAACAGGTTATGTTGATGGTGAAGGCGAATTTGTAAGTATTGCACTTAACGAAGGACAGCGTGATACACTATACAGTGTTAACGTTAACCCAATTACATTTATCAATGGCGCAGGACTTGTTAACTACGGTCAAAAGACTCGTGCAAGAGGTGCAAGTTCACTAGATAGAATCAACGTAGCACGTTTGGTAATTTACATGCGTTCACAGTTGAACAAACTAGCAAAACCATATATCTTTGAACCTAATGACAAGATCACACGTGATCAGATCAAACAGGCAGCAGAGAGCTTGATGCTAGAGTTAGTAGGCTCAAGAGCACTATACGACTTCTTAGTTGTATGTGATGAGAGCAACAATACTCCGGCACGTATAGATCGTAACGAGCTATACTTAGACGTAGCTATTGAACCAGTGAAAGCAGTTGAATTTATCTATATTCCACTACGCTTGAAAAACACCGGTGAAATAGCAGGACTGTAAATTGATAAATAATATTAACATAGGAGCAAAATAAATGGCTATTTCATCATTATCAAGAATCACAGTTCCGTTAGCTTCAGACGCAAGCAACTCTACACAAGGGTTGCTTATGCCAAAACTCCAGTATCGCTTTAGAGTGAGCCTAGAAAACTTTGGTGTAAGTGCTGGCGAAGTTACAGAACTTACTAAACAGGTAGTTGATGTTACTAGACCTAACGTTAGCTTCGAGACAATGACTGTTGACGTATACAACTCAAGAGTTTATCTTGCAGGTAAACATACCTGGGAAGCTATTACACTTAACTTACGTGACGATGCAACAGGTGCAGTACAAAAACTAGTTGGTGAACAACTACAAAGACAGTTCGACTTTATGGAACAGTCAAGTGCAGCATCAGGTATCGACTATAAGTTTGTAACTAGAATTGAAATTTTAGACGGTGGTAATGGTAACTATGCACCTGAAACATTAGAAACTTTTGAGCTATATGGTTGTTACTTAGAAAGTGCAAACTACAACTCACTAGCATATTCTGCTAACGAGCCTGTAACAGTAGCACTTACAATCAAGTATGACAATGCAATCCAAACACAAGGCGCAAGCGGTGGCGGTATTGGTACTGCTATTGGCAGAGCTGTAGCAGGCGTTGCATCAACTACTGGTGTAGGTTAATAGTTTTAAACAGTTTAGTCAACAGTAAAGGGGCTTTAATGCCCCTTTATCTTTATATACGCATATAATATTAATGGATAAATATTAGTATGGCAAGTATATTCACTGGATTTTTAGACAACGTATTAAATGGAGCATTATCGCCCAAAGGCAATATGGCCGATTGGACTCATGCTGCACGACTTTATACAGATGATAATTTTCGTTTAGCTCCAAAACAAAAATTTCTTTATCATGTATCAATGAATCTTAATGAAAATGTTATTAATAAAATACTTCCTAATTGGGATAAAAAGCACGGTACTGAAGTCAACATGCTTGTTAAAGCTGTAACACTTCCAAAATTTGATATTAGTGTAGAAACTAAAAACAAATATAATCGTAAAAAGAATTTACAAACACGTATAGATTACAGTCCAGTAACAATTACATTCCATGATGATAATAATAGTTTAACTACACAATTATGGGCGGCATATTATCAGTATTATTACAGAGATGGAACTTACGGTAGCAGAGACGGTGCTGGCAAGCCCAATCAAACAGCTCGTCCATACGATAGATTTAATGCTTACAAAGGTGGCGATTCTAATGGCGATCGATTCGGCTTTGATAACGACAGCTATGAGCCGTTCTTTACTAGTATTCAACTTTCACAATTAGCTCGTCACCAATATATGACATATACACTAGTCAATCCAATTATTGAGAACTGGACACATGATTCACTATAATAGT